AACCCGAGGCGGAACAACAACTCTATGAGTGGATGTTCCACCGTAGTACACCTGCTTTTCTTCTTGTTGGACCACCAGGAATTGGAAAAACTACACTTGTGCATCGCATTATGAAACGCATTGGATATACTCTATGTGAATTTAATGCGAGTCATACACGTTCAGGAATTGCATTCCGAAAAACGATTCTACCTCTTCTCAAACATGGCGGAGTGAAAGAATGGCTTAGAGACGGTTCATCCGAACGTATGGCAGTTCTCTTAGATGAAATGGACGGTCTAAGTGGCGGCGAAAAAGGAGGTCTATCAGAACTTCTTGGATTTTTACGAGAATGGAAAAAAGGAAGTTCATCACATCCTCTTGTTCTTATCTGTAATACTCTTCATGGCCGTCCTATGGAACAAATTCGCCGTATCTGTACTACAATATTATTACAACCACCCAAACCAGACATTGTTCTAGAATCCTTTAAAGGAAAACATACACTTCCAGAAGACGTTGCAAACTGTGGGGACTTGCGCGTCATTTTTCGCCATTTGGATGGATTTCCCGCGTTTGAACAGCGTGTTCATATAGAAGATACAAACTGTACAAGCGCAAGTCTAGAATGGGCTTGGCACTGTCTAAATGAAGAATACGATCCATACATAACAATTTCTCTTGAAAATAATGAAGCAAATCTGGCTGGACTTGTACTTCATGAAAATACTCCACAGCGACTCGAAAACCAAAAAGATGCCATTGATGTATATAAAAGATTATTTAATATTTTATATATAAGTGATTGGGCAGATTTCTGGGCGTTTTTCTATCAATGTTGGCAAATTCTTCCATTGACGCAGCAATTGAAACTAAAAGTTACAAATCATATTTTCTACGATCTAGGACCTTCTAAAAAAGAGTCTCCACCACCTGAGGATCTTATATTTACACGTGTCTTGAGTCGTCAATCTGCATTATTCAATTCATGGAGAGAAATGTGTCGTATTCACGATATGACAAATGTTCCTATTCGATGTATTGCAATGATAGCAGGACAATTTCCAGAACAAAAGACAAAAAATTTGGCTCTTGGTTCATTGTAGTAACCCTAGTTCTAATTATGATTTAGAATTGTTTCATTTTCATGTAAAAGACGAAGCACATGCAAAGGCTCGCTGCGTCCTAAGCGATATGCGCGGCCAATAATCTGCTTTTCTTCTTCAGGTGTCATTGCATGATATAAAAGAACATGGGTCGCACTTACCAAATTAAGACCAGCACCTCCCAGTGAAGTAGACAAAAACAATACACGTTTTTCCCCCTTTTCGAAGGACCGAATTGTAGAAGCAATTGTGTCCTTATTTCCTCGTAATGTATGATATGAAATGCCTTCCGTATCACAATCACGCTCCAAATTAAGAAACGGATTCTCATAGCGACTAAAAACAAGCACTTGCGCCTTTGGATTTTCCTTCAAGAATTTTAAGAGTTGCTTTGGCTTCGTTAATAGTTTGGATTCTAGTTTTTTATTCTGAGGCTTCTTATCTGATTCCACTAATTGTATAAGATCCATTAATCGTATATTTGCACGACACATTGGACACGACATATTTCTTGATAAACTATTCAAAATACAGACACCACAAAAGATACGATGACAACAAGGTGTTAATGTTGCTGAATTGTTTTGTGGATTGTCATAACAAATTGGGCATTCTTCTTCAATATTTGATAAACGTTGGCGAAATGTATTTAATTGATCTTGTATAGATACTATTTTTAAACGAAGAGAATTTAGAGCAGACTCTTTTGACTGTAAAGTTGCATAGTCCAAAGATGCCTTGAATGCAAGTGTTTTTTCAAGTCGTTGTAATTCTTTCTCTCGTTCTTTTGTGGCAGCATCTATAAGATTCATAGAAGTATCTGAGGAAACACCCAACTCCTGCAGTGCTCCTTCTATATTTCCAGCATGAAGCATATTTTGTATAGTAGGTGATACAAGACCCTGGAGCGCCCTATGTATAGCAGGTTGTTCACAAAGAATTGTTGCATCAAAAATTTCTGGCATCTGACGACTTTTCTGTAAAAACTCATTAGAACACTTTAACAATGTTAATCCACGTAAATTGTGATCTGAATAAAATTCAGAAAGCCAACGACTACTTCGTGTTTTTAAAAATGTTGTACGCCCTATTTCATAGGAATCTCCAATTTCTTCTCGTAGCCAATCACCCAATTCAGTCGTATAGTTTGATGAATTTGCATTGTAATATTCCAACATACGAGGGCGAATTGTTCTGTACTCAAATATGAAATTTGACCATGTTGCCGTAATAAACCATGTAAAAGGTGACTTTATTTTTTGAGAATGTGCGCCAATATAAATACTATCCACTTCGTCAATAAAAACACGCTTCCATCTTATACTATACAAATTTGCAAACTCTTGTAGTGTAGAATATAATGTATTACTTACAAGAACAATATCTGCCTCTTGCATCTCTTTTATACATGCATCACGTTCAGTATATGTTTTTATAAGTGTATTTGTTGCATCATCATAGGTCTGATTTTCATCCGCATCAAATACAAGACTTTTATTTGATTTTGCATAAAATACTTTTAATGTTGTCTGTTTTTTACAATAATCTTGCCATTGTCTGTAAATTGTATGTGGTGTTACAATCAGACATGGTCCATTTATAGACGCATATTCTTTCTTACACACTGTAAAAAAATGTTTACTACTGTCTGGATATAATGTAATTTTATTTTCAATAAATCCACCCGTATTTTTCAGCATTGCAATATAACTTAATATAGTTAAACTTTTTCCACTTCCTACTTCATCACCCAATACACCATAATTTGAATACGTCAATGTATTATACAATGAAATCCCATTCATACTTGCCTTTTCTCGTTCTAACATCGCATGAATTAAGGCTTTCTGATGCATTCGCAATGGAATCTTAATTTGAGGCGGTTGTACTGCCTGTTGTGAATCCGATGTTATTAAATTTTTAAAAGACAAGTTAAGACTTCCAAGTATAGATTGAACGGATGATCTTGAATATTGATCTACTATTGGAACATTATCTTCATCTAATTCCATTTATGCTATTTGATCCTAGTATAATCTATTTAGGCTTCTAAATTATATAGGCTTCTAAACTATATAGAATTTATAGACTTGAAAAAAAATCGCGAAGAGGCATATCTTTAATAAAATTTCGCAACTTTAGTTGTGTTTTCTTTATAAAAGGATTCGTATCAAGTGATTGCCTAAATTGTGTTTTATCAAAGGTATTTTCAGAATGACTCATTACAAGCATTGTTTTCATTGGATCTAACTGAATCATCGGATGTTTATAATCATCTAGAAAACTTTTTTCTTCTGCGTGCGTAACAGTTTCGTCATACAAATGTTGTTTTGCATAACGAGACGTATATACCATTGTTCCATTTGTCGCATGTTTCGATCCAAATGGACCTAATTTATAGATATCACCAGTATCGGTATAATACATATAGAGTTCTGAAGAACCTGCAAGATCAATGGATGGCATTGCTTTGAGTTTTGTGACAGCATGTGATACACGTTCAGGACTGTAAAAATCATCATCATCCATTGAAATAATGTATTCGCCTTTTGCTTCCCTGTTTAGACGATTGCGTTTTGCGCCAATATTTTGCTTTTCATCTAAGGAAATATAACGAATGTTAGGAAGATCTTTTGTAAGACTTGCTACAAGATCGCCCACTTTTTCAGTACCGTCGTCCAAAATGATCCATTCCATGCGATCTTTTGGATATGTTTGTGATTTATAACATGCTACCATCGATGGAATAAATCGTGCCCTATTATATGTAGGTGTCACTACAGATATAAAAGGACGTGACATTTGTAAGTATCTTCTATATGTTTTTTAGCATAGTTTCCTTAGACCTATGCTACCATTTTTGTAAGTGAATCTTGATACTTTACATATGCATTCATTGACTGTTGATCTGGAATCCAGAAAAAAGGATACCATAAATATCTTCCAAGTCGTGTAAGAGCAGGTTCTGTGCTAACTGGTAAAATTGCATAAATAGGAATTGGACCATTTCTTATACGTGTATAAATTACATAAATAAGTACAAAAGGTACAAAATATGGTCTCATTCCATATAAAAAATATAAAAGACGATACATGGGTGGCCGACCAATTGCTAAATTTGCAGCATACGTTGCAGACAGACCCAAAAGAAAATAATATAAGAATCGCATAAATACACTATATGCAGTATTTCCAACAACATATGCTCCTTTTTTAAGACTCACTTCATTTTCATCTACTTTTTTCTTTTTTTCTTTCGCTTCTTTTTCCTTCTCTAAATTTATTTTTGCATCTTTTTCTATAGCATCAGGGTTTAAACCAGTGTCAAGAATTTTACTATTTAAGTCTTGTATTTGTGTTAAATAATCAAGTTCTGTTGCAGTTTTTGTATTTTTTGTATACCATTCTTCTTCTTTTTTTAGAAGTTCTTTTAATTTTTCATGCTGAATACCTGTAATAAGATTTTGTCTGGCTTGTGATTCAAAGGTTGCTTTGTATATTTTTAATGTATTTTTAAACACAATTTTTGGCTTATCATTATCAATAAGATCTTTTATATTTGATAATAAAGTCTCATATTTTGAACCTATATCTTCAATATCTGGAGTTGGATTTCTTTGTAGCCACTTTTTGTCATCCATTAAAAGTTTTGAAATTTCTGATCCAGTTTCGGGAGTAATGGTATTTGCTTTTACACCTACTAATACAAGGGTCGTACTATCACTTATATATTTATAATATGCGGCTCGCACATCTCTTATTGCTTTAACTTCCGCTGGTGTTTTTTTCTCTTTGAATAATCGGATCAAACTCATGACCTATCTCTAACGTATACTTATAAGATGTATATTCTATGTAGCGCATAGACTGTCTACATTAGATCGATCAATACTCTAAATATACAGTTCCCCGCGTTTTGAAGGGTTACAAATGCATAACCGCCACTGGTCTAAATTAATAATAGTCTATACTATAGAGAACTAATCTAAGTATACAAAGCATGTCATGCTCATATTCTAAACCACAAAATAATACTAGAAAAAAGGTGCATTTTCCATTTGAAATTGCAATCGTAACATCTTCAAATAATCCTGTACTTTTACGAGATAGTACACTAAATATTCTAAAATCTTATAGAATTCCTTTTATGAAAATAACAGTTTTCCTATCAAACAAAGAACAAGACAGTTTTTATAAAAAATATTTGCTTAAAAACACATATGGATCTCTTCATACAATTCCATCTTCAAACCTTGCTGAATATTATAATTCGATTCAAGCCTATTATGCACCTGGAACTCGAATTCTATATGTAAAAGATTGTATTAAATATATACTGGAACTTTCTTCTAATAAAACTGTAAAGCCGCTGAAAAGTCTTCTTGCTCTGTGCAAGAGTGGATTTTCAGAATGTGAAAAGGCAAATACGTGTCTTTGGGGACTATGTCCGTCTGTTACTGGAATGAAACATACATTAGGCACATCATTAAACTATATATCTGGAGATATATGGGGATGTATAAATCCAGCAAATGATATTAAATTAACACAAGATTGCAAAGAAGATTACGAACGAAGTATACAGTATTTTAGAAAATACAAGAGTGTGGTTCGTCTGAATATGATTACAGCAGTGACACATTCTGTGGTTGGTGTGGTTAGTAAAAATAAAGAATGTGATTCTGAATCTGAAACTGAATTTAATTCAGCCATTATGCTTTTTCAGAAATATCCAGAGTATGTTTCACTGAAAAAATCAAAATCTGGAGAACTTATACTACGTCTGCGTGAAGTCATGGCTGAATAATATGCTGTAATTTACTAATGAGAGTTGCACTCTGTTTTTGGGGACTTTGTCGTTCAACACACTTAACCCATGCAAGTATTGAAAAATACATTTTTTCTGTATTAAAAGATGCAGGTATTAAATATGACGTATATCTTCACACATACACATTCTATAGAGCCTATACAAACTTTCGTGCCAATGAGATTAATATTCAGTTAAAAAATACAAACTGGAAACTTCTGAAACCTATAAAATATTGTATAGAACACCAAGATACAATTGATGTACAGTTAAATCTTGAAAAATACCGTGCACAAGGCGATCCGTGGAAATATAATATTGAACATGATCCAACACCCTTTAGTACACTCGATAATCATATTCGTGCACTTTGGTCTCTCAATCAAGTCACAAATTTATGGACAAGTTCTGATGTTTCGTATGATAGAATTATATATTTACGCCCGGATGTAGAATATATGGTACCATTTAATATAAACTGGATTACATCACCTATAAAAAATACAATCCTTATCCCTTCTTTTCAACATATATATAATTGTAATGATCGATTTGCAATTGGAACTCCAGAAGCAATGAAATTATATGGAGAACGTTTTCATGTAGCCTATCAATATTCTTTAAAAAAGAGTCTTCATAGTGAGGGATTTTTAGCAGATTATATGAATATAAATGGATATACATTTTCTAGTATACCTTTTTCATTTCGTCGTATTCGTGCAGATGGACGCGTTCAAGAAGGAGATAGAAATATTTAGATGTGGCTGTAATGGTGCATTGTAAGCAACGCTTACAATGCGTATTTCAGACCACCATACCCAGACTCCACTACAAAAAAGTTAATATTTTCAGCATACACTACTAAATCATATACATAAGACGGATTTAAAGGAAGTGGCCATGGATTTACATCCAATTGAAAAAGACGAATACGGCTCGCATTTACACTTCCACTTGGCTGATCCTCATTATCTCTTAAACTAAAATTTACAATTGGCAAATATTGCGATTCTGGTAAACTGGCACCTTTTACTGTACGAAATGTCTGCACTTTTGTAAAATATTCTAATGGTTTCTCTTCTTGTATTTCATTACCGTCTAATAATACACGAAGACTATTTATAATTTGTACTTGTGAATTTGGAATTAAAAGTCCACTACTAATAGTTGTATTCTGAGAAACAGTGGCCATTGGCGTAGGTAACCAAGGTTGATGTCTTGGATCAACCCAATTTGTAAAATTTGCATTCTGATTTTTATAAAAATACGAATCACTTCTTCTTGGCACCAATAAGAGCCGTGTAATTGGATTACTTAACTCCAAATCATATAAGGATCGAGTATACAGATTTGGAAAAGGAAGTGTAGTAACCTGATTGACCAAATAATTCAATGCTTGACCTGCAAATATTTTTCGTTCAGCATCTGTTAAATATATATATGTTGCTTGAATCTGTGGATTAAAAAACCAACTGTTTAATGCTGGAGGCGTATAACCAATATCTGTTGCAAAAGCGCGAAATTCACCCGATGGATCATAATATGACACATAATTTGGCTGACCAATTGCGATGCTATTTTCAGAAGACACAACACGATATCCAGGACGTACACGATATCCAGAAGGATCTAGAATTGTATAGAGTTCCTGAATAGGTCTCATTGTAATCTGTATTTCACATTCATGATACTGAAGAGCAACAAGAGGCAATGATTTGCTCATAGACTCTGAAAACCATAGAGGCAACGGCACATAGACTGTCTGACCAGGAATACTTGGATTATTCAACTGCTGATTTATACTTTTATTTACAACCACACTAGGATATCCTTTTCCAAGTTCACCACCCGCATAGAGTCCTTTTGAAGGGTCTATAAGTTCTGGAACTTCTCCCACCATAGTACGCCATTTTTGAAACATATCTGTATCCATATCAGCATGTGCCTTTGCAATAATATAATTTCCATCAAACTCCTGTATTTTTGTCCCTCCCACAAAAAATGCTACATTCTGTAAACTATGTGCAGCCAAATAATTATTCCACTGAAATTCATATTGGGATTGACGACTATTTGTATAATTCAGAAATTTGCTGTAAATATCTGGAATCTGAAAAGAAAATGTCATATCGGTAACAAGATCTGAAATTCGCTGTATTTTTGCACGAAGCCGTATAGGCTGATCATAAAATAGTTCATTCGGTCCTTCCAAAGGCAATGTCGCATTTTCCATTGAAAAATGGGAATATCGTTTAAATACCTTATAAAAATAAGTGAATTCTGGATTTCCATTTAGAATCACATTTTGTGCACCATAACTTACAAGTGCTAATAAACCTCCACCGGGCATCGGTAGACTCTTCCTGTTAGACGCTTAGGACTTCCTTTTAGCCTTTTCTCCATAGCATACTATTTTTAAGATATTTCAATATCTTCAATATCTTAAAAATAGTATATTGTATTATATAAACTGTAAATACAATTACCTGCTGTAATTTGTAACCCACCAGTTGTCCTCCAAATAAGGTGGATTATCTGCCGAAGATAAATTACATGCATTCAAGTTAGGACCCTTATCTACAAGTGACTGTATTTCAGTATAAGAGAGTCCATAACTAAAGTAATTGAGATCAGATATACTTCCAGAAAATGTTCCAAACACACGTAAAAATTCATCCTTCAATGATTTTACACTAGAAGGATTCAAAACTAACCTACGCTGGCTAAATACATACAAATTACCAAAATTCTGATATAAGATTTCATTTTTTATATTCATTTTCTTTGCAAGATTTCCATTAATGTAGATTTCCAATGCATTTGAACGAGCCAAAATTGTAACATGAACCCATTTCTTTACAGGAATATTTTCTACATCAATATAGTTATTCCACGTTCGTGATGAATTCATATATACACGCATTGTATTTGTATTAGATTTTAAGAATACACCGGGAGACATCAATGGATACGGTGTTGAATATCCCTTATGCATCACATGGATTAATCCATCCTCTTGTCTTTCAAACGATGCTGGATTTATATAAATAAAGAATGCGTAACTAAATTCTATTCCAGTACGCTCATTATCTGAAAATGGAAGTGTTCTGTGCCCTTCAACATTTGGATTTTGCTCAAATTCAATTGGCCTATCTTGTGCACCTGCAATACATGGCAATAAAACAATACGTGTTCCACTTACTGCCTTATAACTTTTATAGAGTGCTTCTAACGACATCATTGTAATATATAGGAGTGTTGAAACACAAAGTCCTAGAATAAGTTGTGGGATTATTCCAGTTCCAATAATCCAAGAAATAGGTCCTGCAGAATTTATAGAATTTGCCCCTGCATTCATGCTTGCGTTTCCTCTATCTTATGTAAATACTTCTATATAATTAGCCTAACCTACAATATTCATTTTTGGGTAACTCAATGAATTTGCAGCATTCGGGTCAAACATGGCCTTGATATATCCCCAGAATGTATATTGTGAACCAGGACCAGCCATATACATACGCCAGACTTGTTCGGGATTTAATGCGTAATTATAGGCCGTAGTATTTGAGACAAAACCACCAAAACCACTCTGGTCAACAAGTGTCAGTTTCAAATTACTTTTATCAACTTTATAAAAGGATGGAAGTATACAACTACGTGCCAATTTACCATCAATATATACATCACATATCTTTGTATTTAGACTTACAGTTATCTGGACCCACTTCTGTAAATCAACAGACTGAATATCACAGGGTTGAGTAATATCAATTAAATCAGAATTTGCTGCGACTGAATTAAATATACTCTTTATATTTCCAGTATTCATTGAATTATCATCATCACTTGATTTTACACGAACATGAAGAGTATTCTTATATCTTCCAAGATAGATTAAGAGAGTAAGAAATGAATCGCCACCAAGACTTAGTATATGCTTATTCTTTCCCATATTTACACCATAATCATTTATATAAATCCAAGTATTTATAGAATAGTCCCCACCTTCGTACATTGCCGGAAACTTCGAAGAAAGAGTCGTCAGTGGTTTTTCATTCGCCTTGATAATTGTATTTAAGACCGACTTTCCTTCAAGACCATTTGAAGCAAATAAAAACTTGTACAAATAGTAAAGTGCAACAAGACATAGAATTACAAAAATAACTTGAAGAAATGCTCCCCCAAACATAGTATGTATCTATTATCTATATAGAATAGTATTAGATCACTGCATATGTAAAATATTCGCTGATCTAAATTAGTAAACTACACATACACTTATGCATAAGGTGTTTGCCACATTTTCAATGGATTGTTTGTAGGCGGCGATGATGTGCTAAAACAAAAGAGACCA